ATTATTGCAAAATAAAGATATTTTTTTTTCTCTCACAAATAAAGGCATGACCGTGTATAAAAAATAAAGAATAGAATCAAAAATAACACTCTGTTTATACCTTTATTCAAAAGAAAGCCTTATCTTTGCATTTCAAACATCCGGGGTTGACATGGATTTGACAGCAGGATGGAATGGTACGTAAGCACGCAGAGGGTCGGTGATTTCCTCTATAATCTCAGTTACCAAGAATTTATCTGGCGAAAACAACTACGCTCTCGCTGCGTGATCGAAGTATAGTAGATTACCTTTATTTCGGCACCAGGTGCTGAAACGAGACATCACTCGGAAACTGTGGCTCCGAAGCATTCCGGAAAAGTGGTGCAGCTAAATCGGAGATAGTCGTCCGCGGCCTTGCACGGACGGTGAAATCTTAAAGGATAAGGCGTAAATGGGTGGCTCGGGTCTTGTTTGCGCACGAAAACCGAAGGCCGGGATAAGCGTGTAGAAAGCGTATGGTTTCCCTGTTTGGACGAGGGTTCGATTCCCTCCAGCTCCACAAAAGTAATAAGCTAATAAAAAGCAAGTTACAAAGTTTTAAATAAAATCGGTCGGACAAAATCCGGACGATAGGAAAAGATTGTAGAACCCTTTAACGTGCCCACAGGTCTTGTAAGCACGTTAAAAAAAAATGCTGCAACGAAACTCAAAAACAGCAAGCCTCGCGAGCATCATCTCTTATACGCTCCCCAAGCTCCACACCGGAAAAAACTGGTACATTGATTTCTTGGCATACGACCCGTTGGAACAACGGCTGAAACGAAAAAAATACATGTTGGATGCCATCCCCAAGAAAGCCGACCGCAAGGCGCGGGCAGCCGAACTCATCGCGGCCCTGCAAGGAAAACTGCGTACCGGATGGACACCTTGGATGGAAGGGGCCAACTCGCGGCAATACACAAAAATTGCGGACGTGTTCGATTACTATTTCAAATATCTGGAAAAACTATACAAGGCCGGAACTCTGAAATACAACACCTATAACGATTATACCAAGAGATTGGGAATACTGAAGGGATACAACGAGAACCGGGCCATGCCGATTTATTACGCCTACCAAATAGGTACCGTTTTTATTTCCGACTTCTTGGATTACATCCTCATCGACCGGGAAGCGTCACCACGTACCCGCAATAATTACAAAGGCTGCATAGCCACTTTCTGCAACTGGATGATTGAAAAAGGATACATCACGGCCAACCCTTGCGATGCCATCAAGAAACTAACCACGGAACCGAAATACCGCTCCGCCCTTACGTCCGATGACTTGGCAAAGCTCAAGACCTACCTCGAAGAGAAGAACCCCCATTTCCTGTTGTTGTGCATGTTCGCCTACTATACCTTTATCCGTCCGGACGAGATTTCGCATATCCGGATAAAGGACATCGACGTGGCCGGGCAGAAAGTGCACATTTCTTCGGAGTTCACGAAGAACAGGAAAGACGGCACGGTAGGGCTGAACGATGCAGTCGTCCGCCTGATGGCGGCACTGCATGTGTTCGATGCCGACGGAGAATGTTACCTTTTCGGAAGGGGATTCAAACCGGCACGCAAGCGGGCGAACCCGGATGCGTACCGGAAATATTTCAATAAAGTGCGGGAAGCCCTGCACTTTACCGACCACTACCAATTCTACAGCCTGAAAGATACCGGCATCCGCGACCTGGCCAATGCTGAAGGCATCGTCATCGCACGCGACCAGGCGCGGCACAGCGACGTGCACACCACCAACAAGTACCTAAAGCACGAGGGCGTGGTACACGAAGAGACCAAGCATTTCAAGGGAGCACTGTAGGCTTCAGGCCGGACAGCCGGACACGGTGCAGCGCAAACCAGTCCTTCAGTGCGGCACGGCGCAGGGCGATGCTTTCCGCTACGGCATGGTATTCGTCTTTCGCCTGCTCAAGGGTCTGTTCGCAGTCGGCCTTGGCTTCCTCTATCTGCTGTTCCAGTTCGGCCAGTTCCCGGCGCAACCGGGACACTTCGCGGCGGCGCACATCGTTCGCCTCCGTGCGCTGCCGCTTCATCCGGCCGAATGCTTCCGCACCTTCGGCACGGAGCTGCTGCTGCGCCTGTTGGTAGAGCATATCCAGCTCCAAAAGGTTTTGGGGTTCACACAGACCCGTTTCGTGGGCGGACGCTTCAATGCCTCTTGTGGTAGCATCGATGTTTTTTACATTGTTAGTCATAACAATAATTTTTTAAAACAAAGTACCCGTGCCTGTCCCGCTGACTAACAATTCCACAAGAATGCTGTGGGCGCATTAACGCTCCACACGGGGGTACACGGATACCGAATACGTTGATTCAAGTACGGGCATAAAAAACGCCTGCACGGTAAAATGCAAGCTTGTTCCTCTGCCTACATCCTTGTGTTATATTTGTTAGTCGCTGCAAAGATGGGGATTTTATTTGAAACGTGCAAATGAAATCAGAAAAAAATAAAGGGGACATGCCAAAAGCACATCCCCTGCAATCCCCAAACTTTAGGTTCTGTCAAAACGATAAGCGAAAGGATTACTCTATACGGTCTGCCGCCGCGTTGATTCGCGCGGACAAATCTTTCAAGGCAAGGCGCAGTTCCTCTTTCTCTGCTTCTGAGAAACCGCCCACACCGCCATTACTGTTTTTCCCGTCTAATTTTTGGTGAAGCCATGAACGGCTCTTTCCGAAATACTTCATAGACAGCCGTGCCCAAGAAATATCCAAAAGAATGTCCGAAAGCGTTTGCTTCATATTTTCTTCATAAGAATGCACGAATTCAAATTCAACCTCCGTACAAGGCCGTCCCTCTTCTTTCAAGAAGGCTATCATTTCCGCGTAAACCTCACGGAAGTCCGCCACGGCTTCGGCCACGGTATCCCCTTGCCCGTTCACACTATACCCCAACGTTTCGTCATCCATGTATACACTATATCCGTGAGTGGAATCCCCTTCAATTATCGCCTTTACTTTTACCATAAACCTTTAATTTAATAAAACGTTACATAAACCTGATTATCAATAAAATATCAGAAAAAATATATTTGATTTTACTTGCATACTATCATGAAAATCCGTATCTTTGCAGTGTAATCAAAGAGATGGTTACGAGGTTAAACTTTCTCACCTGAAAAGTAGAAAGAAACCTAAATCGGATTTCTAAAATGAAAGCGCAATTTTCAATTAGAATTTGGTTTATTGAGATTGTAATCGACCTTAAAAAGGTGGTAATCTTCAGTTTCAAGTAAGCCAAGGGGAGGGAAACCTCCCCATCCGATTTAGATTTCAAAAGCAAAAGTAATGGAAACAAACGAAAAAAGCAAGCGCGGCGGGTACAGAGTTGGCGCGGGACGCAAAAAAACCACCGCAAAGACCTACGGTTTCAACGCCACCGCCGAAATCCGCGACATCCTCGAACAGGTGGGCAACAAGACGGATTTCATCAACGAAGCCATCCTCATGTTGGCCAAGGCCAAAGGCATGAGGTAAACGGCAAATCCCCCGTGCGGTCCACAGTTCCGGCACGGGGGATTTTCTCACGTGGTTGTTTCAAGAATGGAAACAACCACTACGGAAAGAGCTCATTCCACCGGGAAGAATTCACCTTCCACCAGCTTGCTCAGCTCGCCATCTTCCACTCTATACTTCAACACCTTGCAATAATACAGTTTACCATGGATTAGGAAATAATCCTTCGGGTCGAGTATCTTGTCCGTCACGAAAGTAAAAGTACAGCGTTTGGAAGTATCTATATTCTCGTTGCCTTGGTAAAACTGGTCATACATGCCATGATAATCTTCACGAAGCGACAACGAAACTGGCATTACCTCCGTATGGTCCATCGGATAAGGGAACGAATTATAATGCACCGGAAGAGTCGCATTCTGCGGCAGGGTGTAAGGCCCCACCCCGCCCTCCTGCGTGAACACGGGGCGAAGCCCCAAATAAAAGGAGACATAAAGGCGGTCAGGATGGTGCTCCTCTTCCATCCCCGATTCCACCGCTTCCTGGAACCCCGTCCGTTCCGGCTCATAAAGGGCATTGTAAGCAGCCGGACGCGTCACGTAGACATCCGTCGTCGCATCATAACGGACTGCTTGGGAGATTATGGGAGCCGGAATGATTTTAAGCGAACAAGTATCGGACGAATCTGGATCCTCTATAGGCCGGAGATAATCCGCCTGCGCCCAGTAAATATTGCCGGTCACAGCGGCTTTCCGGATAATGAATGTGGCACGCGGGCTGTTGACATTGAAAATATAGTACCGGTCAAAATACGTCTCTTTGGGAATCGCCCTCAAATCGGCCAAAGTATTGACATAAAACTGGTTGCTTGCCGCACGGACATTCCCATCAATATCGGCGATTTTATAGGGTACTGAATCCTGTAAGTCATAGTTCACGTTACGATAAGTCAGATACAGGTTGTCCGAAGTGTCATCGAACTCCATCGACCTTCCGTCCAAGACTTCGCCCAACTCCGTTACCGGACGATTGGAATAGAACGACTTGACATATTTGATATGCACGGTCTTGTGAGTCTGATCCACCATGAAGAAGCAATTAAAGAAATGCTCAACCTGCGACAGGAACTCATCGGCTGTCCAATCCGGAAGCACATCGGCAAAATCATGCGTGAATATCGGGTTGGTCACCATCAGGCGCCGCCATGCCTCCGTGCCCATCAAGTCATCCTCTCCCAAACGATACCCCAACAGTTCCACAATCTTCTCTACATAATAAAGGAGGAACGGCTGCTTTACCCAAGGTACATCTTCAGGATTAGAAGGAATCAACGAGCCGTTATCGGATTGGCGGTAAAAACCGTTACGCACATTATATGTGCCCTCTCCCACAGGAATCAAGAACGTGGAATACAAACTGGACACATCAGGATAACAAAGTCCCAAGCCACCTGTGGGATGAACCTCCTCCCAACTCTCATGGTCATTCAGCATCTCGCCGAAATCCATGTCACGGATACTTGTATCGCCCCCAGCCAGATAATTCAACTCGCTATTGTCCCCTAATATCTGCACCTTGGCCACGCCGTCCTCCACAGACAACACGATCTCTTTGCCGGAGACCAACACCCGTGGACCGTCATACAATACAGCCCTTCGCCCCTCGGGTCGCATGGTCACCGTGTCCCGGTCAAGATGCCCGTAAAGCACGGCATTGTTCCCGGCATCCAGACAGATGTCTATGTCATAAGTCATTTCCCCCTCCTTGGTAAAGAAAGGGTTCTTGTATTCTATCTCAAACGAAGTGTCTGCCGCAAGGGTCACCTCCCGGCCGTCGATTTCCAACCGTATCATTTCCGCCTCCTTGAATTATGGTTCATCTTCTCTGCCAACCGTTGCGCCTCGTTCACCCCCATTTTGCCCGTGGCAGTGGTATAGGCATAAATCGGATCATCTAATTTCTTGCTCAACTTGTCCACGACCGCCATCATCCGGATGAGAGCCATGTCAGGTATGGCCGGAGATACTGTCGGCTGAGTCGTGCGAGGCATGGAAGCCGAAGCCGGGGAAGGAAAACCGGAGGTTCCCGCCACCGCCGCAATGTCATCCCCCGTCAGGTTCCCGATGGAATTGGTACGTTGCGCATGGTCTATCAAGTCCAGCACAGGCCGGATATGGGGATTGGCCACGGCAAAACGATTGGCCACAAATTCATTGCTATGCACGATACCCTGCGGCTTGTCCCATCTTCCGGACGGGGTGAAGCCACCGCTGTCGAAGTTATTGATAGCCCCCTTTACCGCTGCAAAGGCCACCTCTATGGCCGCAATCTTGGCCAGTCCCGTGGCCAACTTCACGCCACCCGACAGGATACCGTCGGTAATGGTCTTGATATAGGCCAACACGATATATTGGTGTATGGCATTGACGGCGGTAAGCAACATTTGTTTGAGGGCTTCCTTGAAAGCATCCTCACCGCCGGAAAACATCTGGGCCATGGCTTCACCCATCCCTCCCGCTATGTCCGTCACCATATCCTTGTATTGCTCGATTTGGGCTTTCCTCTCTTCCAAATGCCTCTCATCCTGCTCCAAGTCAAGCTCGTTCCGTTCATCCTGAAGCTCCGCACGCGCTTCATCGCTCAGTGCCTTGTCTTGCAACATGCGTTCAAGCCATGCTATACGCGACTCGCGCATTTTTTCGTTGTACTCCTCATCCGTCCATCCCTCGCGAATCTTGGCCTTACGCAATTCAAACAACGATTTTTTCCACGACCGTTCTTCCTGTTCCAACCGCTTGTCCGCAGACTTGGACACAGTCTTTTCCAAGTCCGAAGCCCGCCGTTCCTCCACCGCTTCCCGTTTCCGCTCATACTCCTCCTGCGTCATCAGTTTCATGTCGAGCGATTTTTTAAGCAAAGCCAGTTCATCCCGGTACCGCTGCTCTATCTTTTTCAGTTCCTTGGCATGGTCATCCTCTTCGTCCGCAGCGAGAGCGTCGTCCAACCCGCGAAGCTCATCGGCGAGTCTCATTTTATAGTCCAGGATCTTGTGGTTGATTTCTTCGCGCTGTTTCGGTTCAAGCCCCGCCACCTTCATCTGCGCCTGAAGCTTCTCCATCTCCAAGGCCTCGGCCCGGGCGGCGTAGTCCTGTTCAGTCATGGCATCGTCGGCAAGATATTGCGCCTTGAGTTCCGCCATCCTTTGCAAGTGTCCGGCCTCGATACGTTCCAGTTCTGCCTTGACAGCCTTGTCCTTTTCTGTCCCTCCGGTACCGCTACTCCCGGAACCACCGCCACCGGCTTCCACCCCTTCGTTCCCATTGCCATTGGTCCCCGTGGCCAATCCGGTCGAAAGGTCATACCTTTTCATGTCTTCGGAAGCCTGCTTTTTGGCCGCCACCACTTCCTCATACGCCTTCCGGCGTGCACGGACTTCCTCCTTCAGCCGTTTGCGTTCCGCCGCAGACACGTTGAACGAAGCCCCGAAAGCCGACGGCGAACCCACCACCATATCCGGACGCTTGTCCTTTCCGCGCATGGCATCCCTATACTCCGTAATGGCCGCGTTCAAGTCCTTCAGCGCGGCACGTTCCTTTTTCACATATTCCGTAAACTCATCTTCCGAAGCCTTATACAGAATCTGCTTCTCAAAAGACTTCAGGTACTCATCCAATGCCTTTTTGTTCCCTTGTATGATTTCCCCCTCCCTGGTAATCCCCGCATTATATCCGGGAATAATCCGGTTCAGCTCTTCTATGGCCTCCCTGCGCTTGTCCAGGCTTAGCTTTTCATTGTCCATACGGGTCTTAAGTGTCTCTATACGGGCAATCTCGTCTTCCAGTCCTGCGTTGGCCTTTTCCCTTATGCGCTGTTGCGCCTTCATGCTTTCTGTCGCTTCGTTGTTGCGCCGTGTCCACGTATAAACGGCCACCCCGGCTGCGGTCGCGAGTGAAGCCAGCAAGCCCCACGGCGAAGCCTTGATGGCCATGGACAAAGCCCTGACGGCCACGGCGGCCTTTTGGATTTGTCCCGTCAACGCAAAAAACACGATTCTCGAAGAAATGATGGCAGCCTTGTAAGTCGCCATCAACAAGCTGCCCGACTTCACCGCCGCATTTTTCAAAAGGATGGCAGCCCTATGGCGGTTCTCCCAAGCCGTGGCAACCTTCACGGCCGCATAATAAGAACCCACTACCGCCGCCAATTTCAGTATCAAACCTATATGGCGCGAAAGGAAACCCGCCATCGTGCCCAACACTCCGATGGCCGAGCCCGAAAGGGAAATCAGGCGCGAATACAGGGGCGTAAGTTGTTCGCCCAATTCCACGCTCACCTCGTGCAGCCTGTTCTTGGCCTTGTCCAACCCGGCCTGCACGGTGTTGTTCTGCACGTTGAACTCTTTGATGATGCTTGTGCCGTCTTGGTAAGCGCGATTCGCCTGTTCCTGCCGTGCCCGGATGTCGTCCACCTTGCCCGCCATGACGGAAAGCACGGAAGCCACGCCCTGCCCTTCCGTCTTCAGGTCACCGAAGATAGGAGCCAAGTCTGCCAAACCGCCTTCCTTGGCCAACCCCTCCACGAACCGGAGCAAAGCTTCGTTGGCATCGGACTGCAAAATGTCGCTGAACGCCTGCACGTCCATGCCGGCAATCTTGGCGAATTTGGACGTATCGGTAAACATCTTCAGCATGATGTTTTGGAATGCCGTCGCACTCGTCTCGTTGCGCAGCATGTTCTCGTCCATTACCGAAGCAAAGCCCAATATGTCGGTCTGCGCGATATGCGCCTGATGAGCCGAACCGGCTACCCGTGCCGTGAAATCCACAAGGAAAGCTTCTGCCGCACTGGAGTTCTGCGCCACCTCGTTCACCGCCGAACCGGTGGCCAGCATGGCCGCACGAAGCCCCATCCGTTGGTCTTCCCCGAACATCATGGTCAATTTGCCGATATTTTTGACAGCATCTTCACCCAGATCTTCACCCAAAGCCACGTTGATTTTGTCTGCCGCATCCACGAATTCCAGTATGCCCTCCTTGGAGGTGATACCCAACCGTCCGGCCTCTCCCGCCAACCGGTTCAGTTCCGTACGGGCTGTGCGCGTATCCGCTTTCTTCAATTCATCGTTCAGGCCGCGCACCTCCTCTTTCGTCATGCCCGTGTATTTCACCACCTGACTTTCGGCCTCTTCCATTTCTGCAAAGTCCTCCACATAGCCGCTCATCAGGTCTTCCATTTTGGTCACCCCGGCCCATACGTTTTGGAATCCGAAAGAGAAGTTCACCCAACTGTTTTTCATCCAGTTCCAAGACTTTGCCCACACGGAAAGGTTCTTCGTCTGGAGGGCCGCCTCGCGCAGCTGCGCGTTGTGTTGAGCCAGCATGCTTTTGAGTTCACCGATTCTTTTCATATTATCAGTGTACTCCTTGCTCTCAAAATCAGCCTTGTTTAATTCTTTTGTTAGCCTGCGGATTTCCGCACGTACGCTATTGACAGTTTGCACGACAGCCTCACCGTCAATACGAATCCCTATTCTTCTGGTTGTTTCCTTACCCTTTGCCATATCCTCATTACTTGTATGGGCAAAGGTAATTTACAAGCAGAAAAAGGAATAGGACAAAACTGGCTATCTCCGGAGGTAATGGTCGTTCTTGCTTGGCTTCAACCTTTTGGGACCCTTGTAACGGTAAGACGGGTCAAAGTATTCCCGTATGACCTTTTCGTGGATTTTCACCGCCTCGTTAAACTCGCTCTCAGTAATTTCCCGGAAGGGGGTGAACCAAGCATCATTCCACGTGCCATACTTGGTAAAGATTGTCCCGTCTATGTCGTAAGGCAACTTTGCCGCCTCGCGTTCCCATTTCTCGAATTTGCTCCCTATCCCGTCCTTAACCCTATGTAGTGCGGAAATTACACCTACAACAAACACACCAAGGATTATAAGGACAAAAATCAGATCCAACAACGGACCACCACTTACAGGATAAAAATACATAAAGCCCCCCTTTCTTCATCAAACATCAACGGTCGTATTTGTCCGGTTCCAACCTCATGGGTCCCTTGTAACGGTAGTTGGGATCAAATTCTCTCCGAATATGTTTTTCATGTAGCTTCACCGCTTCATAAAACTCTGTCACTGTCAATTTCCTATACGGGGTGAACCAAGCATCATGCCATACGCCATACTTCGTGATATTGACATATTCTATCTCATCGGAAAACCTCACTGCTTTCTGTTCCGCTTTACGGATTGCTTTTCCGATTTTATAATCCACACCCTTGCACAAAATCACTATGCCATAGATTATGCCCCCAAGGACGACAAAGGCATAAATCAAATTCAACAACGGACCGCCACCAACAGGATAAAAATACATAAGCCCTCCTTTCCTGACGAAAATAATACTATCTTTACGCAAAGATACGAAAAAGGCGGCTGAGCACCATGCTTTTACCTCACAATCTTGGCTTTGTCTATCTCTTTTAACACATTACGGAAAGCCATGTCGCCATAATATTCAGCCGCCGTGTCCGCCAACTTGCCCGTCCCGGAAGCGATGTACCCGTCGAGCCAGTCCAAAGGCGTGCGGTCATTCCTTTTCTTCCCGGCAATCTCGCGAAGTGAAAGGATGCGCCTTTCACGTATCGGCCTGCCGTTTGCTATTTTCCATCCGCGCCCCGCACCGTAATGCCTGAACACCCCGTAACGTGGGAAACGGAATGAAATCTTATACCCGTCGCCCCTGCGGAACGCATCCACATAACGTTCCAGTTCTCGCCGGAGGCGGCCTGAACCATGCGTTTGCAATAACGCGGCACGCGAACGGAAATACACTCCGGATGTCCAAGTCCTCAAAGCCGTGACAAATTCGGCTTCCGTCATCATTTTCTCTTCTGCCATGACCCACTTATTTTTTGCTCACCTTATATATAAGGCGACCAAACCACACGAACACCGTCGCCAACACCGCCGCGAGAGCGGTTCCCCCGTAGTGCAGCTTCGTCCGCTCCCACCAGGAAAGCTTGCGTTCCACCACCTTTTCCAACGACTGTCCATCCACCTTTTCCATCAACGAATCAATCCTGTGCGAAAGCCGCAGGTAATCCACCATGGCCTTCTCCTCCAGTTCCGACATCTCCCGGTCACTCCGGTCAACGCTCGTGTGGCTCTCACGTTCCTTATACTGCCTCCCGCAAGAATCCGGTGCCGACCATACCACCATCCGGTTCTCCACCTTCAAGTCCGAAAAACGCTCCATTGTCTGCCGGGCGGCACGCGACAACTCCATGCGCAGGCTGTCCACGGTATCCTCAAAAGAAGAACTGTGTCCCGCATAATCCACCGCACGCTCCGTTTCCAAATGCTTTGAACCGGCACATCCGCACATGGCAAACAACGACAGCCCCACCACGAGCCAGAAAACCGGCACCATCAGCCAAGGCCAAAACACCCTAAAAAATCTATTCATATCCATTCCTTTGTCAATCATAATACCAACGCCCGTGCCAACATCCAAGCCCCCAAAGCCAACATCAGGAAGACCAACCAAGGCGGCAAGCCCTTCCCGTCGCCCCCATCCGCATGGCCGTCAGAAGGGCTGTTACAGCCCCCGTCGTCAAGCATCGGCCAATACTCCTCACTCGTTCCCATGGCTATGCGATATTGAAGAACCTGTCAGCCTCCCATTTCCTCCGCTTCACCAACCCGTCAAGCTTCCGCTTCTTCCCCGCCACCGTGGCATGCACCCACCTCATGAACTCCGCACGCACCTCCGCATCCGGGGCGCAAGCCCGTATCTTCTTCAAAAGTGTGGAACCGGCCAACGCGTCGCACCCAAGGTTGTATGCGAAGTCCACCAACGCGTCGAACTTGTGCTGCCGCTCCGTCACGCCCAACTTCTCCACGAACGCCTCATACTCCGCCAAGTCGCGCCTGAGCTGCCGTTCCGCCTCGCCCTCCGTCATCTTGTCGCCACGCTTCACGCCCGACGTATGTCCGTAGCCTATCGTCCACACGCCCGCCGGGCAACGGTAAGCCGTGCCCCGGAAACCCTCGAACCTCTTTATCGCCTCAATCAATGTGTTGCTCGCTTTCATATCATCCTATATTTAATCCATTACCAATATTTTTTTCCCTTGCGCAGGCATCCTCCCACACAATAAACAGCCAAGAAGAAACAAAACAAGCAACAATCGTAAATAAAACTATCAACATTCCCATATTTATCTACATTTTTTTGTTTAACTTTGCCATCGCCTCCCGTGAGGGACGCTTGAAAAATAACATGTTTTTCATGGTATAAAGTTTTTTAAATGGAGGGGAGGCGGCGTGCCTCCCCGTTTTTTTTCACCCCTTCACCTTCGCCTTCGCCTTCTCCTTGTCGCCCTGCCGCTCCTTGATGCGCCCTATTATCTTCTTCGCCTCCTCGGGCGATATGCACTCCACGATCTCGGCGGCAAGACCCGCCACCCCCGCCGTGCAGCACACCGTCGCGTAAGGCATCGACCACCAAGGGAAGCAAAGCCCCAACAGGTCTATCAGCAGGAAGAACATCACAAGCCGGTAATAGTCCACCATCTTAGCACCCGTCTTCCGCAGGGGGCGGCTGCGGATAGGCTCCTTGTTGGCACGTGCCGCGTCTATCCCTATCCACATGTCCATCAGGCAGGCCAGCCCTATCAGCACCAGGCATCCGAAGACCACCGACATGCCGCCGCGCAAGTCCTGCACTATGAAACCGAAATACTTATCCATCATACCTTCACCCCTTTAATCAGTACACCGCTTTCTTCAACTCCGCAACCTCCCCGCGCAACGCCGCAACCTCGGCCATGAGTTCCGCCACGCCACTTTCCTCCAAAGCCACCGGCATGCCCGATTTGGCCGAAACCAATGAGATTTTCTTCCATGCCGTCGTGCTGTCAGGCACCTTCCCATGGAAAGCGCGGTGGTACAAGTTCCCGTCCGAACTGAAACCCAACTGGTGGTAATGGTTTCCCGCGTTCGTGTGCAACGTCAACACCCCGTTGGCATTGCTTCCATGCGGGAAAAGCCCTGCCGTGCTCGCCTGCACGTCCGAATCGAAATACATCCCCTGCATCGCACTTGTCCGCGTAATGATTCCAAACGTCGATCCACCAGAAGCGTTCATGTTCTTGATCCGAAGCTCCGAGCCGCTCCAATACACCTTCCCGCCAAACACGATGCAATCCGCGTCAGTCGGGAAATAAATCACCTCCGCGTTCGCACCCGTCAGGCCCAACGCCTGCGCACGCGTCTTAGAGGCGCAGACCCTCAGCTTCTTGCCCACGGCAGTGCCCGCACGTGGCTCGCCGTCCACCGGGGCATCGGCAGCCTGCATGCCCTCCACCACGATGCCACCGTCCACTTCATAAAACTTTTCCTTGTCCATTTTTCTCTTGAAATAAAAAGGCGGCGGCAAGCATGCACGCGGCACGCCCGCCGCCGCCAACTGAAAACAATGCTCCTTACTCTATCACGATACCCAAGTCCCCTTTTTTCGCATAAGTGCCCTCCGCGCTTGTCTTCGTCAGGTAAGTGCCCGATGCCTCCGTCTTCGACAGCTTCTCGTCCTGAAGCTTCTTCCCTTGCGCCGCGCTCAGTGCCTTGGTCCCGTCGTTCGTGGTCAGGTTGTTCACAACTTGCGTAAGGGTGGCTATTCGTTCGATTGTCACGAAGCCACTTTTATCTTTGCCAACGTAAATCCCGGCAGCTTTCGTAGTGCCCACCCCGTCAAAGAGGGCATCGCCGCTATAGATGTACACCTTGTCAACCAAAGGCAGGCTGGTATTCGGGTCCAAAACAGACTCGCCATTCCGCCTGTGCGGGGAATCCGCATTGTGGTTCTCCCAGTTATAGTAATATTTGCCGTCGGCAAGGTAGGCCAGTTTGTCCTGCGCATGCAAGTAGACGATTTTACCGTCCTTGTTCACGGCAGACTCCATCGTGATGGATTTTGCTTCATTCTCCCAAACGTCAATCACCACCGGGGCAGACTTCTCCATGATTCTGATGGCCTCTCCCGTCACGCCCGTGCTAGGCACGTTCGTACCGGAAGTTTCCCTCCTCACACGGTTGTAGTCGGCCACCACCTCGCTCCGTTTCACCTGCGCGTCGTTCGTCACGCTGCCTAGGCCCACCTGCTCTTTCGTCACCCCGTGCGGGTTGCTCTTGTTCCTCGTGTGCGAGGACAGCTCCGACTTCTTCGCATAAGTCGTCGATGCTTCCGTCTTCGCCAACTTCTCGTCCTGCAATTTCTTCCCCTGCGCCGCGCTCAGTGCCTTGGTCCCGTCGCTCGTGGTCAGGTTGTTCACCACGTCGCTCTTGTTCAGCTTGGTGTCCAAGGCTTCGGACAGCGCGGCAAGCTGTGAATCCACGTCTTCATCAAGGGCCTGCACCTCCTGCTTCGTGGCATACGCCTTCGACGCGTCAGCCGTCTTCATGTAAGGCGACAAGTCCACCGTGCCCCCCAAGGCATCCCAGTTCCTGTCATCGTGCGCCGACGAGCTCGTCGCCGTCACGCAAACCACGTTCGTCCCCGCAGGGTACTTCTTGCCTTGCAGCGTGAACTCGGCCGTCACGTTCCACACGTCGCCCACCTTGGCGTCCGTCAAGGCCAACACCTCGGCAACCGTGTCCTTCGTGCCCTTCACCCGGTAGGCGGAACCAATGGCCGAAACCTTGTCGTTCAAAGCCTTTCCCTGTGCGGCGGACAATGCCTTGGTCGTAGAAGTGTCCGACAGCGAGTTCACCACGTCCGACTTCGCCAGTTTGCCGTCCACAAGTCCCTTCAGCACACGTCCCTGGTTGGCCGAAAGCGCACTTGTCGTACTGGTCGAATCCAAGTTGTCAACCACCGGGGTCTTCGCAGCCGCCCCGGCATCAATGCGCTTCCAACCCGAATAGTCCGAACTGGAAACCTTCGACACGTCCTTCAGCACGTAAACCTCCTGCGTGTCCTCTACGACCACCGTCATGCCCTTGTAGTAGTTCTTGCCCGCATACGTCTTCGCATTCACCAAATCCGCCTTTGTGGGCACAAGCAGGCGAGCATCTAACGGAGCCTGGCCGCCCGGCTCGAAGTTCACCGCAAAGGCAGCCACGCCCTGCGCACGGTTGCCCGTGTCCACGGCTGCCGCCATGATGCCGTCTTCCGAAACCGGCATGATGCCGTCCCCGGCAACGTCGGCGGCCAAAGCCACGGCACCGCCGTCCCCGTCCGCTTCCACCGGGGCTTTCAGCACGGCCTCAATCATGTTGTCGTCCAGACCCTCGTCGGCCATCATGCGCGCGCTCGCGTTGGCCAACGTGAACCTCAGCTGCAAGGCACCGCTCAGCGCGCCCTGCGTCGTCAGCTTCTTGTAAGCCACGGACACGCCCTGCACGGTCTTGTTACCAGAAGAGGAAACCGCGTAATTACCGGAGGCGAACACTTCCCACTTGCCCGAAACCGTGTTCATGAACTCCACCTTCGTCACCTGCTTCGTGGCCGGGAACTCGAACACCAACCGCGTGCCCGTCGAAGCCTCGCTCGCGAACTTCGCGCCCACCAGCGTGTCCGTCCACTTCTGCAAGGGCAATTTCGTGCCCGGCGCAGCCGCACCCGGGAAGTTCGTGTCCTGAGCCGAAGAAGAAGCCGACGCGCCGTTGCAGTAATAAGGGTAAGTCCCGTAAATGTAAATGGCACCCGATGCCACGGAGCCCGCAGTCAACGGGTTCGGGCTGACCGAAGCCTTTTTACCCCAGGAAGTCAACAACGTGTCACCCTGACCGTAAGCCGCCACGTAATTGTACTGCATCGCGCCAAGCGTCACCTTCGCCGGAAGCGTCTTGTTCGACGTGCTGCCGCCCACGTAGATGAAGCTCTTCGACGAATCCAACGCCCCCGCACGGTTCTTGGCCGCCTGCCCCGCCACCGTGCACGTGCCCCGGTTGAAGCCCGTCGTGAAGTCGGCCTGCACCGGGCCTGCCGAGCCGACCTCGTAGATGCCGTTCGCCTTGAACGCGTTCTTCAGCGCGATGCTCGCCGACGGGTTAGCCACCGTAGGCTGCTGCTCCGGGAACAACAGCATGTCGATAATCTCGTTCTGCTTCTTCCCCTTCAGCTGAGCCACCGTCGTGCCCGCCTTGATGCCACCCACCGTAGAGGGAACCTGCACCGTATCACCCAACGCGCTCTTGAACACGTCAACGCCCTGCTGCGAGACCGTGGCCTCGGTCTTGCTGAGAGACCACGCGTTGCCATTCTTCAGCGTGAAGGCGTAAGTCACCTCTAAGAAAGAAGCGTCAGAGGCACGCTTGAAATATTTCAAGCGAAAGATTTTTTTCTCGCTGTCAAAATTGACACTCGCGGGGAACTTCTGCCAACTTTCGTCCATAACAACAAAAAGACCTCCGGAACCAATGAATGCCCTGATTTTCTCAAGATTTTCCTCCGAGGCTTCGCCCAACACCGCCGCAATCTCATCCGAAGTGCTCGAACTTGTCAGGCTTTGGGCGTTGACATGCCAAGCCCCGTACTTCTTCCCGTTGAACCACACGCTGTTCTCGTCGCTCGAAAAGCTCATCAGGTTGGGCGAGGCAGCCTGCGCCGCCTGACCCTGTGCGGAAGTCTTCGTCACCGCCACCCGCAGCTTCTGCCCGTTGGCCGCCGCAGCGGCAGCCTGGGCCTTCATTTCTTCATTGTTCTCCATAATTTCAAAAAATTAAATGATTGATAAAAAAACACACTCTCCAATTCTCATTCTATCGTGACGGCACCGCCCGTGCCCCCGCCGCCCTGGGTATAGCCCACCGTAATGGTGAAGCTGTCCCCCGAGCTACGGATTTCCCAACCCTCGTAAGCCTCGCCCATGCCGTAGGCGAACGAAATGTAGTAATCCGAGCTGCCCGTCACGATGTACGTGCGCTCTCTCTGGTCATCGCGGATGACCATCGTTTCCCCGGCCCTTATGCCGGTCCACACCTCATCCGTCAGCCCGAAAGCGTCCAAGTCACCCTGCGTCCGGCCGCTCCCTATCTTCTCGCGCAAGGTGGCGAAGTCGAAAGCCGCATAGGCAGGCACTGTCGCGCCGCCCCCCGCAGACACGTCGCCGCTCCCCAACAGGCTCTCGCCGTTCACCGTCTTCAGCGACACCCCCGAGACAAGCTTCTCCTGCTTGTCCTCCAACGCCGCCGACATCTCGTCTATCTTCCCACGGATGCCTATCAAGTTCGACCAAAGGTTATCCGTGGAAACCTTCAGGGAAGAAACGTCAACCTTCAGCGTGTCCAGTTCGCCGCGCAATCCCTCCAAGTAGCCCGATGACGTGTCCATCCGTCCCGACAGTTCGGATATGGTGGCCGAAAGCGTGTCGCACAAAACCGACAATTCCGCCAATGTGCGGTCTTGCTCGTCGTCTTTCGTGCCCGCCTCCGCCTCGCGGCCGTGAAAATAGGCCATGGTGTCCTTCAGCAGCTGCCCCACGAGGTCGGCCGTGTTGCTTTCCGGTAGTTCGTTCGTGCGGATCTGTTCCGCCCTTGCTATGATGTCCTCGTATGTCAAAGCCATAAGTCAGCGTTCAAAATGGTCATTACAAATATGCGAATTCAATGCCTCCGGGACAATGACAGAAAGCCCCCAACCGTACAACGCCATTTCCTTGAACGTGACCGGGAACCCCTCCGCGTCCGACACCTCGAAAAACGCCACCGGTCGCATCCCACGTTCCTTGTCCCTCATCATGCGCCGAAGAATGTCGTGCAGGATGACACGTGTCCGGTCCATCGTCTGCCGCAGCCCGTCCTGGTCGCCCGTGTCGCGCACGTGTTCCAACACGTAGATGTCATATACGTTGCACAGCATCCGGCATCCCGGGCCGCCTTTCACCGCAAAGCCCTCGCAGTCTATGGCCACGCACGGGTAGCACATCTTGCGGCGCAGTTTTTGCGACAGGTCGGAGGCCATGTCGCTGAAATGGCACTCCGTGCCGGAATGGCCAACCAACTTGTGTTCCGCCGCCAAACTTTCCATATAATTTGAAAAATCGCTCATTTCCTTCCCTCCTTTATCTTACGGTCTATGATACGGAATGCGTCCATGCAGGCCATCGAACGGTAAGCCTCCATCTCCGCCACATGCTCGCCCACGAAGGCATCGAACAGCGAAAGCCAGTCCGCGGGTTTGGGCTTGCCGCCGCTCTCGCCGCGCGGGAACATCGACGGGAACAAGCGTCCCAACCACGCCTTGACGAGCGACCAGTTCACGAACACCGCATAACGCGAGGCATAAGGCAGCGTGCCCACGTATGCCGAACGCCCCTGCAAGTCCAAAGGCTTCCCGCGCCCCCCATGGGGCACATAACATTCGCCCGGCAACAGGTAAAGCGCGGCCACGAGCAAGTTCAGGAACTCCTCCCGCTGCGTCACCACATAATAAGAATAATAGGTATCTACCGTCATGAACTGTTGCAGGCATACCCTCGACAGCCTGTCGCCGGGCGCATGCAGGCGGGGGGAAAACTCAAACATGCCCGGTCCCGGAAAAGAAGGGATGATGAAACGCTCCGTCCCAGCATCCATCTCCGGAAAGAAACTCGCCAACTCACCCAATTTGTACCGTTGGAAATCATCCATCCACAGCAAGAACCTCCGCTTGATGCCCAAAAAATCCGACAGGAAACGTGCCCCCCGCTCCGCTGATGGAAACAACACCCACTCCACCCAAGCCAAGAAACGGCAAGCGTCAAGCTCCGCGTAAGACTCAGGCACGTGCGAAACCCACTTGCGCGTACCCCACCATGTCTTTTCTTCCACAACCACCTCCCTCATGCCCAAAATGTACGTTTATGGGTGTTGTCCCGGTCGTAAGCTTCAGCCGGACGACCCGGGAAATCATCGCCCAACGATTCACGAAGCGCATACGTCAGCGCATCCTTATAGGCCTCCAGCGAACGCCGTATCTGCCCCAAGGCCATGCCACGCTGTTCCACGTCGGCAGGCTGCGCCTGCAAGGTCGAGCCGGACGAAGGCATCAGGGAAGCGTAATACAGCCCCCGGTCCGTCAGGCTTCCCGTTGTCTCTATCAGCTCTGCCACGGCCGCCAACACCACCACCGGAAGGCATTGCCGACGAAGTTCTTCCACGCCTTCGCCCTCACCCTTCTCCAAGCGGCTGAACAAAGGCAGTCCCAACAAGGGACGGAGTTCCGTCAGCGCGGCAGTCTTGAAATGGGGCAGCAGGCGCAGGAATACCAGATACGACCCGTTGATGAAATAATACCGGTCCACCTCCTCCACATTGCGCACCAACGAATCGGCACGCGCTTGAGCCGCCGGGCTACCGGCATACAGACCCTCCGGGAACATCCCCGGATTCTTGTCCAACAGTTCCAAAAAACGGTCCAAAGCATTGAAACCCTTGTTCTTGAAACCGGCCTTCAACGCATCCTCCTGATACTTGTACAAACCCTTATAAGTCTCCCCTTCAGGACGTTGGAAACCTTGGTCGGTAATCTGAACCGAAAGTTCCGTGTAACTATACCAGAAAGCCAAGTTCGCCACTGCCATGCGCAAGGCGTCCAACAGCCCGGCCTCCTTGTCCGAAGGCGGCACCTTCCCCGCCACCTCCTGCACTGCGGACGAAAGCTCCTCACCCAAAAGCGGATGCACGAACAGCATGTATGCCGACGAAAGCGAGGGCGCGATTGTCTCCGCCTCCAATCCCGCCGACACGGGTATATACTTGTGCAACTCCGCGTTCAACGTCTCATTGTCACAATTAAAAATATAGGCAACCATCTCAACTCAATGTCTTTTGTGTGCCGGCTCCCGTGTCCAGCGTGGTTAATATCGTGTTCCTGAACCGCAGTTCCACGTCCTTCACCCCATGAGCCTCCAGATAAAGGTTCACCGGGTCAAGCAGGTTCTGCCGGTCTATGTAAGCATTCGCCAAATTCACTAAGAAAGCCTCACGGATGTTACTGCCCCCTTGGTTCCCTGCATACGTCCCGCCAGGCATGCCCGCGCCGAAAACGTTCGGGTTCACCATCAGCGCGAACAGGATTTCAGAGTTCGCCGCAGCCGAAGTCACCAAGTTCTCGCCCCCCTTGTACTTGTTGTCCAAGGCCGTGATCTTCCACTCCTCCTCAATCTTCCCGTTCGCCTCGTTCACGTTGTAATGCGTGAAAAGCGGCTTCTCCGCGTTCTGCAGGCCGCAAAGGTTCTCCTCCACCTCGTCCATGTATTTCTGTATGGCCGCCGTCCGCAGCTTCGGGGTCTCAAAATCCTGCGGCGGATACTTCCTGTCCCAGAAAGAATAAGGAATCTGCACATGCCACTTCCACGTAATCTGGTTCTTGTAAGCCTTCTGTAGGAACTTCGGCACCATGTGTGCCACCTCCACCCATCCAAGGATATAGGCCGGAAGCCACACCGGTTCCCCATAGTAGTCGTTGTTGCTCCAACTGTCGCGCACCGGGAACACGAACGAACGCCTGAGCCGCCCCTTCGCCCGCATCCACTCCACGTGCAACCCCGGGTCATAGTCCATCAGCACGTCCAACACCTTCGGGTTCAGGTCGCGCCGCCCCGGCATGTTCGGCCAGTCGCCCGACACCACGCACTTGCAAGCCCCGTAAGCGTCCGGCAACGTATAACGGTAGAACAGCGCGTTCAAAGGGTTCAGCCCCACGATGTCGCCCGCCGCATTCACCATCATCTCCACCGCCGCGCTCCCCACCTTGAAATAATCCCGCGAAGCCTTCTCTAAATAACGGCGCACCATGCGCCCGCCCACGAACCGGCGCACCTGCGGGTCGTCCACCGCCTCCAACAACTCGTCCCCGTTGTCCTTGTAACCCTTCACCCGGCAGGCCATAATCCCCTGCCCCACCGTCAGCGCACGCAGGAACTTCAGCCCCGTGTTTAGCACCGAAGTCGACGAAATCGTCTCGATGGCCGTTTCCGGGAACTTGTTGTTCCGCCCCCACGTCATCACCTCCAAATCACGGTAACGCAACGTGCGCACTTTTTCAAGCGAATACGGTGAAAGCACCTGCTTCTTCTTCCTCTCGTAATTCTCCGGTCGGCCCGTAGACTCCCCGAACATAACCCTGCTCGTCATCGCCAACGGCGTCCCTTCATTGTTAAACAGAATCTCCATCACCAATCGGTTTTAAGGTATAGACCACACGTTGGCCGTCAAACTCTATGATATTATTAATTCTGACCGGGTGCACATGGTCTTCGGGCCACCCCTTGCAGTCGCAAGGCTGGAGGCCGCGCACACGGTATGCCTTGTTGTCCATCCGGCCCGCGCCGCACACCAACGCCTGCGGGAAGAACCTCAGCCGCCCGTCCTGCATCACGAACTTGAACGAATGCACCACCGGTCGCCCGTCCGGATGCGTACGAACGTCCATCAGGGCCAACATCTCTTTCTGTGTAATCTCTTCCATTATTCAAACGATTTATCGAAACTCCTGTCAAAAACACCCGTATCAGTCGCAGCCACGGCTTTATTTCTGAAACGGCGGTAAGACGCATTCACACGTTTCCACTTCACCTTGAAGTTTACCGGCCCCGCATGCGGCAACACTTCCTCCGCATCCGTTTCCGTGATTACCACCTCGTTTTCCTCTGCCACGCTGCCCAAGTAAACCTTCGGCGAACGCAACAAGTCCTCGAACGCCTCCCGGTCATCAGGCCCCAGATACCCCGTGTTCGACTCATGCACGTAGTCCAGCCACGTGAAAATCTTCCGGTAAGCCTGCCCCATCGTGCCGAACGTGCCCTCCATTTCTGCCGTGACGGTTTCAACACCGTGGAGCGCGATGCTTTCCGACAACCCGAAACAGTTCTGGTAAAGAAGTATGCTCGTAACCGGATATTTCCGGTGGTCCACCTCGAAACGAACCGTATCTTCGGCACCATCCTCGGTTTGCAAGGTAAAGGTGTACCACAACATATCATCTTCTGCGAACTCGCCCTGCGTCTCTTCGTTCAACCTGTCCATCACGGTAATACAATCCGCCTTGTGTATGAAATACTGCTCCACTCTGTCTTCCAACTGGCCGTTGTCCAATCCTACCGGCCATGAAACATACGCTGCGTGTCCGGGGCGGTCTATGTAAGCGACACCTACCGACAAGGTTTGCCGACCATTAAAATGAAAAGCCAGTGTAACCGGTTGGCCGGGAAGGATACGGCGTGTGGAATAGCGCGTCAAAAAGCATTCGCTTATGCCTTGGTAATGCATCCCCTCGGTAGCCACATCGGCATAAAGGAACCGACGTTTCAGCGAAGCATTGTCTTCCCCTGAAGAGAAAGACATATTCAGATTGACGGAAGCATAACGGTAGGCTTCCAAACCTTTTTGAGTCGAAAATGCCCATACAGGTGCATTCCGCCTTGCCATTTCACCTACGCCTTTAATCCTAACCTGGCCGTTTTTATTCGGATGGTATGTCTCTTCTAAAGTATCGATAATGCCTTCTTGGTATCTTTCGAACTCATAGCGCACCACTAAGCCGCCGGACGAAACGCCCTTCACGGAAATGTCGCCATAGTCCTTGCAGAACACCACGCTTTCCCCATAGTCTGAAACCTTCAATGCCATAATTCCGCTCCTTTTAAGGCAAAAATAAGCCCTCGGGCCTCCATGGCATAGGACAAAAAAAAACGGGCTACCCGTCACGGGCCGCCCGGCTTCCAAAAAAAAAAAAAAAACAAGAAACCCAAAACGGACAGAACAGATAAAAAAAAAAAAAAAAATGATGCACAAAAAAATATCTATGGAATCCAGTCCTCAATCGGGTCCCGGCGCGCATAGAACACCCAGTGCGCCACGCCCCCAATGTCGCGCATCCCAGCACCTAAGTACTCCGCCACCCTCGACACCTCCGCTGCCGACAGTTCCGGCACCGTCTCCGCCGCCATGTACAGCAGCTCTGCCGTTGTCAGCAGCACCATCCGCTCCGTCGGCCCTGCCGTATCGTACCTCTCCATCAGCAGGTCGCGCAGCATACGTTCCGACCGCGACTCTTCCTTATTCCTCTTTTCCATTCTCTTTCCTACCATATAAATAATGAGTCAAAAAGCTGTTCAAGGCCACAAGGTCCTCCCGCGAAAGGTCGTCGAACCCCTGCCCCCTTTCCTCTTCCTCCAAGGAATAAGTCACACACACCTCGCCATGGGCATACTCCGTACTCGTATGGCTAATATAAAAATTCTTCAATTTCATAACGTTCCTCCTTTCTTGCAAAAATACAACGAAAGCCCGAACCACAACAAGGACAGAACCGTGGCCGCAAGGCTGAACGAGGCACATACCACCATGGACGTGCAAGCCACGAAGGCATGCACCATGCGGAGCACCTGAAGGTTCGACACACGCTCCTCCACCAAAGAAGATACCAACTGATTTTCACGCGCAAGCCATTCATACAGATGGCTTTTTGTTTTGCTCGCGACATTTATTTCGGGAGCAAAAGTTCCATTCGATTTACTCATAATCATAACGCTTTTAAAAGTTCCACTTTGGGAAACAGGAAAGGTTCCGCTCCCCGTTGCGTTACACCTTGAGTGAGGCAGTGGGCGCATTAACGCTCCACACGGGACGGAACCTATACGGTAAACCTTGGGCATAAAAAAAGCCCGCAGCTCATTGTTGGCGGACATCTCCGCCTCACTCGAAATATGTAACGCACTGCAAAGGTGCGCATTCTTTTTGGATTGTGCAAGCGATGCACCCGAAATTTTCTTTTCCATGCTCGTTTTTTTTAACGGTTCAACATTCTTTCTCCCCCGCAACGGGAAGCGGCCGCCTTCCCCCGGGTTGCAAAACTATCCAAGAAAACCTCACGTGTGAGCCTTCAAGATTTTGGGGAAAGACGACCGCCGTATGGAAAAGCATATTTCTGGGGCTTGCCTCCTAGACCATCAAAAAACATGTTCGCATGTGCCGCCCTTTCCGGGTCGGCCTGCGGGCACGAAAAAAAGCCCGCGTTTCGCTTGGGCTGTTAACCGTAGCCCCCACGTCCCAAGTCACCTTGGATAGTTTTGCAAGGGCAAAAGTACAGCCTTTCAAGTTAACGACAAAAAAAAAACGTTAAGAGA